CTTATTCTCTTGTATCCACGCGTACCCGGAAGAGTGCACGATTTTACTCGTGCATCCACCGTGGAGTTCGGAATTGCTTCCGAACTCATTTTAAAGGAGTACCTAAAGAAAGCAAGCCACTTTTTATAGTGATCGCCCTCTGTTGGTTCGCCAATAACTCGCTCTGCATCCTCACGGATATAGATCGTATACGCAGGAAGAATCATATCGCCTAGTCGGTATCGCCGTTCATCACGACGGCCGATCATTTGATAAGATTCGAAGAGAGCACCTCCGTAGCCATTGTCGGAATGAGACTTTTTCCTAATAGGTTTCCACCTACCAAGAAGATGTCCATCACCATAACCATCAGGGCCATAGAGCCGAATGTGATTGGGGATTTCCCGAAGGATTTCCTTACTCAAATATTCGTCTCCCTTGCGATAAAAGAAATTATGCAAGCGGAAGAGCTCGGCACAGCTCACCAGTTCTTTCTGGTAAACAGGCCGGATTAAGACGCCCTCATAGTAATCTTTGCCACACGACTCGCGAAAGGGTCCGAGGTTGAATGATTTTTTGCGGTTAGGCTCAAAACCAGCTACCCTCAGAATTTCACAAACCGTGGTAAAGTCCTCTGACTTCACTACGATGTCGTCGCCGTACACTGTAGCCCAGCCCTCTTCCTTTATAGAAGAGGACAAAGCCCAGAATAACAGCGTCTCCACCGGAAATGTGAAACCGTTCCCCATCGAGCAGAATTTCTCCTGTTCAACTACTGACCCGTTGACTTCCGTCTCCGAGACAATTGCTGAACTTAGGAAGAAAGCCCATTCGAAAGGGAATAGGTGCCAGATGATCCCCTTCGAGATCATATCAGAGGCAGATACTAGGTCTATAGTCGCATACACGCCAGTTAGCGACCCCTCCTTAGCCAGACGTTGATTAGGCGTCTGGTCACGGAGATCTAGACCAAAGATGCGCAGACGAGAAGTGATATAGTCCCCAATCCCTAATTGGAGTAAACCATTTAGAGATGGCGGGGCATCAACCACCCTGTCTGTTTTCGCATCTTTCGGGACGAAGGCAACGCGCCCTCCTGCTATAACAACAGGGGGTTTGTGTCCGTTTTCAGTCCACACGCTGTGGAAATCTCTGAAAAGCGGCAGCTCATCGAGTACGTGGTTCACGTACGGGTACAGCTCCTTACTACACGTGAGGCGAGCTTGTAGCTTTTCAACTACGCTCGCATTTTTCTTCTTAACGCTCCTATTGGCACCTTTGCCGAATCTGAAGCGCAGGTCGGAGAGCTTCGGGACATCCCCGAGAACTTTAGAGATTTTTCTCATTGCCCTGTGAAATACAGAGCTATGACGTGGTAGTAAAGAAAATCTACCACACTCTAAGGCCTCAAAGAGCTCGTTACTCTCCTTACATCGCTTCTCGGCCTCAAGGAACTTTTGGTACGCGGCAGCCTTACGGTCAACCCCTAAGGGAAGATCCTTCAGCTTCGTAAAGAACGCGAGAACCTGGCGTGGAAACCAAGCCTCGTTAGCCGTTCTAAAAGTACCATAGTCAACCTCGAGCTCACAAAGCCCCTTCCAGTCTCCGTAGTGTACGTGGTTCATCACCCTGTACATGAAGGGAGTTAGAGAGTCTTCTTCTTTCGCTTTCGCAAAAAGTGAGAAGGAGAGATCCTTTAACAGACTGATGGAATCTGCGGAAGAACTCGTTTCGTCGTATGAGCTTAGCAACATTTCTAATCATTCCTTTAAATAGGGAAGGAGAACGACACCCCCGAAATGGGGATAGAATACATGGTACGCCAGTTTTACGTGGGCATTACCAATAGATCGATTGCATCAGGAACGAATCCGGTAGTAGCAGCTGCGACAGAAGTCGCAATGTTATTCCCGAAGTTTATCGGAAGCATTCGAGCTAACCGACGATCAGTCACTGTG